TTATTTAATTAAAAATTTTAATATAGTAGCTATAGTTGGGGATTATAATGGCGGAGTGCAGTTCATTAACGCTGTAAATGAAAGTCAACTATTTAAATCCTCTAACATTAAAATTAAAAGCATCGACGGAGATTTTGATAAGATGGATACATATAAAGATGAACTAAGGATAGCTAAACAGCAATACGATAAAGCGAGCTATAAATACTTGATATTAAGGAAGCCCACGTCGGATTGGATCAGAAGAGCCAACGAGCTACTTCAGGCAAATTTTGACCACAAGAGGTTATGGTTTGGCTCTCGAGCTATTGATGACGCTTACAATAAGCAAAGAGCCAAAGTTATTCCGATTAGTAAATTAAGATTCCTTAGAGAATCGGAAGAAGAGGAGAAGCAAACTAAGCAAGCCAAGATGATTGATTTTATTGAGCATCAATACGACATGGTCAACATGATAAAGAATCAGTGTGCATTAATACAAATAACAACTTCTCCGCAAGGAACTCAAACTTTTGGTTTGCCGATGGAGCTTAGGCGTCAATCTGGCCCAGATAAAGCTAGAAAGGATTCTTACTCAGCCTTGATTTTAGGTAGTTGGATGGTTAAGATCATGCACGACATGAACAATGTGAAACGAGAAGATGTGACCAGTACTTTCGCTCCGATGTTTATTGGGTAGTTCAATAAAGTGTAATGAGACTTTGGAGACATAAATTCCCACTAAACCCTTGGTACCGACTAAGTTATACCGTAAGTATAAAAGTTAACTTTGAACTTTTATAGACTTTTACTTTAACTTTGTGTAATATTAAGTGTGAAAGAAAAAAGAAAATATACCAAGCGCTCAGATTATTGGAGCAAATTTAACTCAGCAGAAAAGAGCATTAACGATATGGTGCAAAATTTTTCAGTTGGCAATACTATGCCTGAAACTGCGGGAGAAAGTTTTTACAACTACGAATCCAAAGCTGCAGGCCGAAACCCCACTCACATTGGTGACAGCTCATGCAAAACTAATAGTATATTCTCTAGCCCTAAAGCTAGCAAGTATAATAATATTAGAAACGGCATGCTTCCTTATAACTATGGAGCAGATGGGGTAAATGTTAGGGATGCTATTGAGTTATGTCAGAAGGCTTATGCTAATGTAGCAATTTTTAGAAATGCCATAGACGTTATGGCTGAATTTTCAAACTCTCCAATATATCTTGAAGGAGTAAATGAGAAGTCCAAAAAATTTATTGACAACTGGATGAAAAAAATAGGCATATGGAGAATTAAGGATCAATACTTCAGGGAGTACTATCGCTCAGGCAATGTTTTCTTCTATAGGGTGGATGGAAAGTTTTCTTCGGAAGATTTATTAAAACTAAATTATGTATATGCATCCCAAACCTTAAAGCCGGGGGAAATTCCCGTAAAATACATCCTGCTTAACCCTTACGATATTGTGGCAGAAAAAGCCACAGCATTCAAAGAAGGAACCTATCAAAAACTTTTGTCTGAATACGAACTGGAAAGGTTGCGTTCGCCCAAGACAGAGGAGGATAAAAAAGTATTCGAGTCTCTTAGTCCTGAAGCTAAAAAGAAAATCAAAGACGGATCGTTCAACAGAGATGGCATCAAAGTAGAATTAGATGCAGACAAGATGGTTTATTCATTTTACAAAAAACAAGATTACGAACCATTCGCTATACCTTTTGGGTTTTCCGTGCTAGATGATATTAATTGGAAGATGGAGTTAAAGAAAATTGATCAAGCTATCTGTAGAACTGTGGAGAATGTGATATTGTTAATTACAATGGGGGCAGAGCCTGACAAAGGGGGAGTGAACCCGCATAACCTCAAAGCCATGCAGGACTTATTTAAAAATGAAAGCGTGGGTCGAGCCTTGATTGCCGACTATACTACTAAAGCTCAATTCGTAATACCCGACTTAAATAAAGTTTTAGGTTCGGAGAAATATAAAATTGTAAATGAAGATATAAAAGAAGGGTTACAAAACATTATCGTAGGTAACGAAAAGTTTGCCAACACACAAGTTAAGGCTGAAATATTTCTAGAAAGACTCAAAGAGTCAAGAAACGCCTTCTTGAACGACTTCTTGCAACCGCAGATAAAAGAGGTATGTAAAAATATGGGGCTAAAGAGTTACCCCGTTGCAAAATTTGAAGAAATTGACATAAAGGATGAGGTTCAGTTCCATCGAGTAATTACTCGATTATTGGAGATTGGAATATTAACTCCAGAGCAGGGAATCAAGGCAATGCAAACAGGCTTATATCCAAATCCAGAAGAACTATCCAGAGTTCAGGAGCAGTACATATCAGAGAGAGAGCAAGGTTTTTATAACCCCTTGGTGGGCGGGGTGCCTATGATAGAAAGCATTCAGTCCGAGAAGGATAGAGATTTAGCTGAAGAGCAAATGGAGAATCAAACAGAAATACAAAAAAAAGCCAACAACAATAAAGAGACTGTAAATAAAACCCCCCAGTCTGCTGGTAGGCCAACAGGAACAAAGGAAATCCCCGTTCAGGCCGCCGAAGGTTACGACAGGAAAAGTATACAAAATACAGTATATAAAATTGAAGAACTACAGTCGTACGCTGAGGCTAATTTTAAAAAACATAAAAATATTAAAAATATTAGTGATAATCAAAAAAGTTTAATTATTAAATTATGTGAATCTGTTGTATGTTCTAAAGAAAAAAATCAATGGAAGCGAACTTTATTGTCTTGTGTTAAAGATGTAGAAAACATAGAAAGCCTAACGACAATTAAGGATGTTGTAGATATTGGTATAGAGCATGAGCTAACCGATTATCCATCTGCTATATTATATCATAGTCAAAAAATCAATAATTAGTGTACTTATATACATTCTATGAAAAAACCATTTAGATACACAACGACCTTTTCAGATATTTTATTAGCTTCAGGCGGAATTGATTCGCAGGAGCTCAACATAAGCAAAGCTTCTCTTGAGTCACTAAGGGACATTATACCTCAAGATGTAGACCTTGACAAGAACATAGATTTACTTGCTGTCGCATTTAATGGGGCTGTGGTTAATAAATTTAATAAAAATGGAGATGGAATTGATTCGAAATCAGCAGTTAATATTATAGATCAATTTAAGCATAAACCAACTAATATAGAGCACCAGAAGCAAAAAATTGTAGGACATATAGTGTCAGCTTCATTTTCTGAGTTTGACACAAACAAAATAATCAGCAAGGAGGAAGCTTTAAATAAAGCAGGCCCTTTTAATATAGCCCTTGCATCTTTGATTTACAAAAGTGTCAATCCTGAGTTCGCAAAATTGGTTGAAGAATCAGTTGATGAAGAAAGCGATCTATACCATAAAGTTTCAGCTAGTTGGGAAATTGGATTTAATGATTATGTGCTTGCGATAGGCAGTGACAATTTAGAAGAAGCTGAAATTATCGAAGATGAAGAAATGATTGAAGAATTAAAGAGTAGCCTTAAAGCTTACGGGGGCGACGGAAAAACAAAAGACGGAAAAACAATAAATCGATTAATAGTGGGGGAGATATATCCTCTAGGCATAGGATTTACAGCTAATCCTGCCGCTGAAGTCAAGGGATTAACCGTTGGATATAGCGAAAAAAACCAAGAGTCAGCAATAAAAAGTAAAAAAAATATTTCACAAATACACAATTCTGATGTAATTAACAAAAAAAGTACTATTATGGACAATAACGAAATTTTAAATAACCTAGTGTCTGCTTTGGAAGACAAAGTTTCTAACAAGAAATTCTCTGAAGAAGCAGTGGCAACTGTATCTAAAATTATTAACGACGCAATCCTCGAAAGAAACAATTCTTTCATCAAGGATAAAGAGCAGCTTGAAAATGAAAAAGCTGAACTAGCCAAAGCCGCTGAAGAAAATTCAGTAGCGGTAAAGCAGCTACAGCAAGAACTTGCAGCAGCTGCGGATAGAGTGTCGGAATTAGAGCAGGGCCAAAAACAAAGTGAGGCAATCGCTCGATTTGATTCGAGAATGTCCATGATTGAAGAGATCTATGAATTGGACGATGAAAGTCGTAAGATCGTAGCTCACGAACTTAAAGATATTGATGAGACTGAAGAATCTCTTGCGACTTTTCAAGAAAAGTTGTCTGTCGTACTTCGCCATCAAAATAAAGAATTTATAGCCAAGCAGGAAGAAGAGTTTAACTCAAAACTTGCAGAGGCTGTTGAAAAAAGAATTGCCGAATTAAAAAGCGAAAATTCATCTGAAGACGAGGCTGTCGAAGAAGCTTTAGATAGCGTCTCCAACGAGTCAGAAGTTGTTGCAAACAACAATGCCGAATCGTCCGAAGAAGAAGTTTCTCTTAAGCAAAAATTTCAAAACGCTTTCTCAGAAGAGAATTTAACCATTAACTACTAAAATAAAAGGAATAAAAATCAATGGCTATTAGAATATTACCATTTCGTGATTACAACGAGCATGATGTTGTAAACATTTATCGTATGGATGGAGCTAAAGGAGCTTTCATCGATCTATCAGACGGCTCAAAGCGATCCACCGATGCAGGTGACGCTGGAGTGTTTGTTAAAGTAAAGAACGGCCTCCTCGGCGGCGGTTCATTAGGCGGCTGGGATCCAGTCGATGTATCATCAAACCCTGCTTCTTTATTGGGAAAGACTGACTATCCACATGTTGGACGCAATCTTTATCCTCAAGCAACTTTGACTATTGAGCCCGTTGCGGCTAGCGGTGATCCCTGTTTGGGAATTACTCTTCGTCAAACTGTCGAAAAAGATGAGAACGGTGAAAACCTTCTTTACAATCCGGTTAAAAAAGATGAATTATTTGGAGTTCTTCCTGGTGAAGCTGTGCCTGTACTATCTAAGGGTCTTATTACGATCACTGATGCTGCAGTTAACGGATCATTAAGTGTTGGACAAAATTTAATCACCTCAGCTAACGGAAAAGTAAGCGGTGTAGCTTATGGTACCGCAAATGATTCTATCGGACTTGTTATCGGTAACGGAGCTAGAGAAGATGCGATTCACGGAACCGGTACTATCGGAGCTACTAATGTATTTGGCCAATATGGCTATCAATCAGGAGCTTACTATATGGTAAAGCTTAACTGTGCGTAATTACTAAACAATAAAAATTTAAAATGAAAATAACATTAAAAAGAACCGAAGAACAGGTTGAACTTATTAAAGCTATGGCATCCAAAAATCGTGATGTCGCTTACGAAGCTCAAGTTGCTCTTGCAGAATTTATTGGACCAGTACTTGCGAAAGTTATCAATCAGGCACCAACACTCAGTAACCTATTTTCGAATTTCCAATTTAGCGCTGACGAAAGCCCAAGCATCCCTATGGATCTTTACTATGACATTACTGATGAAGATTATGTCACTGTTTGGAGTCAGGCTGTTCCTGGAGGACTTCCAACCAATACCGTAACACCCATCGGCGGTGAAATGAAATTCACAACCTATCGCCTTGATAGCGCTATTGATTTCGACAAACGTTATGCTCAACGCTCTCGTATGGACGTTATCGGTAAGTCTTTTACTCGTATCGCTCAAGAAGTTCTTCTCAAGCAAGAAAGAAATTCAGCTACATTGCTTCTCGGAGCATTATCAGAAGCTCAAACAAAAGGCAAGAACCACGTTATTCGCGCTGGAAATGCTGGACGTTTAATTCTCGACGATTTCAATAAGCTTCTTACACTCGGCAAGCGTATCAATACTGCTTGGACCGGAGGTACGGCTGAAGGTGGTCTTGGAGGTCGCGGAGTAACTGATTTAATCGTTTCTCCTGAGATCGTTCAAAGTCTTCGTGAAATGGCTTACAATCCAATCAACACGAATGGCGGAGCTGTTACAGGTATTCCTGCTACTGATTCTATGCGTGAAGCTATTTACAGCAACGGTGGTATTCCTGAGTTTTATGGTATTAATATCATGGAAATTCAAGAACTAGGTCACGGGCAACGCTTCAATAAGCTTTATCAAGCTCTTGCTGCGGGTCAGGTTAATGGCTTGGGTCAAGATGGAGTTAGCGCTTTTACTGACGGAACAGACGAAATTGTAATCGGTCTTGACAAGCGTGTTGAATCTCTATTACGTGCAGTTGCTACAGATTCCGAAACAGGATCTGAGTTCTCTCTCGTAGCAGACGATCAATACAGTGTTCGTCAATCTAAGATCGGATATTACGGTTCAATTGAAGAGGGTCGCATGATTCTTGACAATCGAGCATTATTTGGTCTCGTAGTGTAAGACACTTTAATATAAAAGTCTTTATCAAGAAATCCACCTTATTGGTGGATTTTTTGTTTATATAAGTTATTATATGTGTACTAAACTTTAAACCTATAAAATTATGCCAACCAAAAAAACCAACAAGAAGCCAGCCGCCAAGAAAACGGCAAAAAAAGAAATCCAATATGCTGACGGAAGAGCTCAATCCAAGAATTTAGCCCAAACAGTAGAAAGTTTAATGTCAGTAAAATCTAAAGATCCATTTAAGTTATCTAGCGGAGAAAGCTTTGATGAAGCGGTAACTAGCCTCACTCTGTCTGAACTGCAAGAGGTGGCTGTAAAAGCTGGAGTTTTTCCTTCTGGAACTAAAGCTACTTTAAAAAATAAACTATTGAAAGAGTACGAGAACATTACCCATGGTAGATATGGAGCAAGTTCTAGCTCAAGAACAATTGTTGACCCACACTCCGACAGAGCTAAAGAGATACTTAAGATTATTAACGAATGAATCAACTTGGCCAATTAGCTTACAATATTTGGGATATTGAATTTGGAGATCACTCTACCGCCTTGCAGCGGGAGAGGGAAGTGATGTTGATATCTGGATACTTGGAGGTTAATCTTGGCCAAATGAATGTATTAATTAATACAGCTTTTGAGTTAAATAAAGCAAATGACGAAGTAGTTCCCTCTTTGAATTACGAAGAGAGAGCTATACTTACTCAGCTTTATCTAAAAGATTATATGAACAAGCAGGCTCGAAATGTTTTGCGTAATGCGACAACAACTTCAAGCACAACAACCACAAGTCAAGGAGTTACCGATTGGATTGAGTTGAGGGAGGGTGACAGCTCAATTAAAAGATCTATAGCGACAGCTACAAGCAAAAATGCATCCGCTAAACTTTTTCAAGATTCCGCAAAAGAGTCTGCCGAACTCTTAAAGAGGCTGATTCATTCCTACAACATGTATGGGGCTAAGCCGCTACAAGTTATCAGCCGAGACTCTGGGGATTGCCAAAGCGGTAAGCAAGATGAAGGTGTGAGTTATATTTTGCGAACAGTAAAAGAGTGGGTCGATGGGCAATCAATCCTAACTGAAGCCGCTATTCTACAAACTGTAAAAGAAAGTATTGGAGCAAACCTTATAGCAGGATATGCTCAGACTTTCACTCTCAAAAAGGGGGATGATTCAATTTTTATTGACTGGTCAAGCGAATTCGTACCAAGTCAAACCCCTACAGTTTTGGCTACTTTAAGGAGTCGTAGCGAAGACGATCCAATTATTGCATATAGAATACAAGGAGCTGTATCCCTAGGAGGAGTCAATATTGTATTTTCCTCTGACATGCCAAATTCAAACTATGCTATAGAAGTTGCCGCATTTCTCATTGGGCCCCAGTAAGCTGTTTAAATATATCAAGCTGTTTATCAGGACTGAGGTAATACCACTTGTACATAATATCTGACTTGATTTTAGCAACTTTGTTTTCTATTTTATTGATTTCTAATTCAATAGCCTCTAAGAGTTCCGCATTAACATTGTCGACTTTTATATCTAGCTCTAGTGCTACTTTTAAAATTTTATTGAAATCGCCGCAAGATCTTCCGTTGGTCGCTTCTTGATACAGTTCGGCTCGAGATTCAATCTCTTCCTCAGATAATCCTTGTAATTTATCTGGATGTGTTTGCTTGACTATTTCTCGATACAATTCTTTAGTGTGTTGAGTGTCTTGAACCTGCTCTTCTTTTTCTTCTGGCTTGTTTGAAAATGGCGGCTCTACGTTTTGCTGCGAGCAATATTTAAACATTTGAGAAATAAAAGTTTCTTTAGCATGCTTAAATACTTCAGAAGACTCTTCATATTCAATATTTAAATATGATATTTGATGTTTTAGTTTTTTAAATTTTTGAGTTAAAAGTTTACGAGATTCTTTCTCAGAGGCATCCTTAGATAAACCGTTATGATTTTCACAGTGCTCATCATCAGAAGTGTAATCTAAGAGTTCATTATTTGTGCGGTCTTTCATGTTTTTATATACACATAAAAAAGACGACCCCCGAAGGGGCCGTCCAGATTAAGGGTTAATCTTACAGGTTAAACAGCCGCAAGGATGTCTAACTTATAATTAGAGCTTGGAATTTCGTCCGAAAAGACGAATTTAGCTTCACCAGTAGTAGGAGCTCCTTCAAGCATTACTCCAATGATAGGATCACTGGCATCAGTGCTCATGAGAGTACCAACAACTGCAGGAGCAGTTGCGAAACCTACTGAAGTATAATCTACAGTTATGGATGTCGATGCAATTGTTACTGTTGGTTGAGCGGCATATACATCGTTTTCAGTAAGCGAAGCGTTGATAACGCTTATAGAATCGTCTAATGCAACCTTATCGTTACTTTCAAGAGTCGATAATGTAGTAATGTCAGCACCTAACGCTGCTTTGTTTTCTGAGTCTTGATCGTGAAGACTGGATACATTGGTTACAATAGAAGAATCTACCGCAACCTTATCGTTACTTTCAAGAGTCGATAATGTTACAATAGAAGAATCTACTGCAACCTTATCGTTACTTTCAAGAGTTGATAATGTAGTAATAGAAGAATCTACTGCAACCTTATCGTTACTTTCAAGAGTCGATAATGTAGTAATGTCAGCACCTAACGCTGCTTTGTTTTCTGAGTCTTGATCGTGAAGACTGGATACATTGGTTACAATAGAAGAATCTACCGCAACC